GTTTCCCAGTCACGATCAAAAGTAGAACCTCCTGGACCTTTACCTTCATCTTGTCGATCACTTCTTTCTCTAGCTTTTTCTATGGCTCTGTCTAAATTACCTACTGCACTGTAGTCTTTATCAGGAACTCCTGCCGTAATACCATAGTCTGTAATTCCTCTGTTTTCTGCTTCCATGATATCTGTAAAACCAGTGTCATCTTTAATTTTCTCTAAGTCTTTTAAACCTTGTTTGTCATAATTATATCTAAATAGATTTAATTTATTCATTTGATTTGCAATTTTGGCTCCTGGTCCTACAAATTCAAACTGACCAGTCTCTTCGTTAAATTCTAACACAGTATCCTCTCCATATTTTTTATCAAATGCCTTAGAGCCAAAATACTTATCTAATTTTGCAATATCGGATTTTTGTTTTTCTGCATAGTTACCAAAAGCGGATACTACATTCCTATTAAAAATATCTTTGTTTGGTAAACTATTTTCTCCAAATATAGTTGGTCCTGAATAACCCATTTTACTTTGTGTATAAATTTGTTCAGGCACAGTCATTTTATCATAGTAACTACTTGGAAGAGCTGCACTTAAAATACGTCCTAAAGTAGGAATGCCAAATTGAAACCTTACGTCTCTAGGATCTTCTACCGGATAATTTCCAATACTTGTTTCGTCTGCTGCATACTCTGCCATTGCTTGTCTTATTTCCGGTCCTGTCATATTTGATGTTATACCTATCTGACTAAAATCAGGACCTAATTGTGCCATGTTAAATGCAGTTGCATCTCTTATCATTTGATCAACTGATCTTTGCTTTGGAAAACCCAGGTCATAAGCTTTTTGTGCAAAAGGATCTGGACTTGTTAATCTTTTTTGTCTAGCAGCAAGAGCCTCTTCAAAACCACCCATTAGTTGACTTTGAGGTAAGGTGTTAATTCCACCACTAAATGTTTTAGAAAAAGATGGAGTAGTTCCACCACCGCCACCTCCACCACCTTCGCCCTCTTGTTCTTCTTCAGGTAATTGAAAAGGATTTAATAAATATTTTTGTGGAGAAAGATATAATATACCCGCATCTCTTATTTGTTGATCAGTTAATGTAGACATTATCTTCTACCTCCTGGATGTATATCTAATCTAAAAGTACCTAATTTCCAATCTTGACTTGTAGATGTGTTTGCAACTTTTAAAGCTATAGACCTAGCTCTTAGTCTTGTGTCAACTTTTGTTGTAGAAGGAGTAGATGTAAAATTTGTAGTAGTTGGTGAGCTATTTGGAAAATCCCTAGTTTGAAAACTAATTTGAGTATCTCCTGTTTGAGATATAAAATCCGGTATAAATCTACTTATTCTCATTATAAACTCTCCATCTCCTCTAAGATCAGGTGTTCCAACTGTTTGTCCTCTAACAGTTCTTTGTGTAATATCAAAATCTCCAGAAACAATATTCGCCAAAACTGCTGTAACTACTCCTCCAGCGTTGATTTGATCGGTCCCTGTTTCCTGTTGATAGTATATAGTACAACCGTCCGTATTACCAGTAACATCGTACGAAGTATTACTAGTAGGGTCATAAAAAGTTGCGTGAGGTCTATCAAAAACAGCGGAGTCTTGCCATGCTGCTCTTGGAAGTGTGCCAGTGGTCCATATAGGACGTTTTGGTGTTGAGTCTAAATAATTATATGTAACCACCCTATCAATTTGATCAGATGATTCCGTGCAATAAAACCAACTCACTTCGCCAAATAAATTGTTTAAACCTGCATTGATAAGATCTCTAGATGTAGCATTTATATCATCATATACATGATCTTCTACTAAACATGGCATAGATCTTAATTGACCATCATATTGAAAAAACCCGTTTTCAGACATCCAATAAGCCGTGCCATCAACCTCTATACAGGCATTTTTTCCAAATAATCCACAGTTTGTACCTACTTGTTCAAATGAGAAAGTAAATGGTTGACCCACAAATTTCATAAGAAATAATGCTGTATCTGTCCATACATAAATTGCATCCCTACCTCTAATGGCTCCCATAATCTCAGACCCGTCTGCAAGCCTTTGTGTACCTGCTGTATTGGTGGCGGTAACTGTATATGCATTAGTTCCAGAAATATTTTCTTGATCAGAAAACCTTATAAACATATCGTCTTGTGTTGATTGGTCACCAACAGTGGTCTCAGTTCCAAAAAAAACTAAGTGTCTATCTGGAGTAGATACTAATACGTGTCTAGATTTAGTAGGTGCATTAGCTATAATAGTTGCTCTGTTTCCTGTAGCATTTGTTGCTGCAGCATCCCATTCAAAACACTGACCATTATATATTAATGCAATTAATTTTGTTCCAAAGTTATCTAATATCCATAAACCTGGATCAATTGTAAAGTCAGAAGAAGATGGATCACCCCAAGCAACAAACTTAGAAATGTCTGTTACTGTGGCACCGGCGCTGTGTCCTGCCTTAGTTGTACCATTAACTTCTCTTGCACCACCACTTAAAATATTTGTTGTAGTATTGTTTGCTGTAAAACTTATATCTTCTGATCCTATTCTAATTTCTCCAGCAGATGGAAATGCTGCAGAGTTAGCTAAGGGTATATCTGTTACTGTATCATTAATTGTAGAAGCTAGAGTTGTAGTGGCAGCACCTAAAGCAGTACCAGACCATAAACCTGTACCCCAACCAAAACCACCTAGTTGTTGTGCTGGTCCTACAGTGTAATATATTAAAACAGATGCTGATCCAGCTGCACTTAAAGGCGTGCCAGACTCCGCTGTATCCATGGTTATAGTAAACGTTGTAGTGGTTGGCACAGAAGTAACCATAAATTTGTTATCTTCAAAGGTAGCGTTGGTAAATGTTGAACCACTTAATCCTGTTACACTATCAAACAAAACAATATCATCTTCTTGTAATCCATGAACAGATCCAAGAGTTATAGTAACTGTCGTTGATGATGAGGTGCTAGTAAAGTTAGCTCCTGTTATTGTAGTTCTTATAGGATGTATGTCGTAAAAAGTTCCACCAGAGTATATGTATAAAATTCTATTTGTGCCAAGTGCAGCGTATTTAATACCTGCATTATCATCAAAGTGGTGAATAGCTCTGCCTGCTCCAGTAAGTTTATCTTCTCCTAACTGTTGCCAACCACCTATTTTTTCTGGTGAGCCGTATCTAAATCTAACATTATCACCATCAAACCATTGGCCCTCGGCCCCGGTTTCTGTGACTTGTTTATTGAATCCTGGTAAAAACCCTAATTTTTGTAGCATATAAAAACCTGTTTATCAGGTGTTATATCAGATTATAAATGATTTCAATAGATTTTAAGCAGAGGGAATCTGTGGTGGATCATCCCCCTGCAAGCCTAGTGTATAAACTATTTTTTTGGTTCTGTCAACTTTATGCCTTTAAACCATGCAGGTAAGCCTATCATTGGTCTTTTATCTAAAGCATTTTCTTTTGCCATTTTAGATCCTGTTTTGTTATAGTGTAAAAATACTTGGCCACAATCTTTACCTTTAAACTCTTCTCGCCAATGCTCTAAATCACAACCAGAGTATATTAACATATCACCTGGTTTTAAAGTTATCTTAATTCCTGCTTGACCTTTTTTACCTGTAGGATCCAAATATATTGGCCAATCATCACCACCTAAATTTAATGTTGTAGATATTTCACATGAGTATCTATCTTTATGTCTAGCTAACACATCACCTTCTTTATATATTCTTGCGTAAGAATAAGTAGGACTTAATTTTAATTTAGTATGTTTTTCCATAACAGGTTTTACTTCTTGTAATAAAGTTTCCATCGCAATATCAGAATAATGTGAATATGTATTGGGGACTTGTTCATCATTCCACACACCAAAGTATTCTGTAAAAGGAGATACATATCTAGAGTCAAATAAAACTTTAGCTACATTTCTTTTATTTAAAAAATATTTGTAAACAAACCCTGCTAGTTCTTTTGATATTGCATTTTTTAAAACACTGTATTTATTTTTTTTGAACGACATTTAAAACTCCTTTTGGTATCGCTTGGCAGTTCCGATGTATAAACCTAAAAGGTTCATAGCCCATATCAACTATATATTGATGTGGCATGTATGATGGAAAAAATATTAATCTACCTGGTTGAACTTTATAATGAATTTGTGATGATGCGTAAGTTACTTTTGTTTTATCTTTTTCTGGTAAAAGGTTCATAATGTTACCGGGTCTTGGGTCTTCAAATAATGGCATAGATGTTGCCTCCGATGCTTTTAAGAAATAAAAACCAGACATATGTCCATTCCAGTGTGTATGTAAAGTATGATGTCCTCCACCTTGTTTGGCAAACTCTTGCACCCACATTTCTGTGGTAAATACTTGATATTGAGTTAAATCAAAACCCATCTCAACTAATAAATTGTGGGATGTTGCCCCTACATAATCCTGTAAATCTTTAAATTTTGGATCACCAATTAATGACGTTGAATGAAACACATGACCCATGTCCCCTTTGTCACCAAATTTTTTATTTCTTGTGTCTATTTGTTTTTTTAAATTTTTTTGTGCTTCTTTAATATATTTGTCAGATGCTTTATTTAATTTTTTAACAAATTTAGGCTCATCTGCCCACCATATAGGACATTTAAAATATTCTTCTAATTGTAATTGTTTTGGAAAACTCATTTATATGGCCACCCTAAATTCCATATTACTAAACTATATCTAGAACCTTTTTTAACTGGGCAAACTCTGTGCCATACAAAACCAGGAAATACAACTAAAGACCCCTTTGGTAATATCTCTGTGCATTTTCTAATATTAGGTTTTTTGTCTGGGTCTTTATTTCTAAAATCAAATTCTAACTCACCACCTTTATAATCTTTAGGATCCGATAAACTAACTGTTACAGATAACTTTCTTATTTTGCCGTTTGATGGATCATTGCCTTCTCTCATGTATGGTCTGTCCCAACTATCAGAATGCCAATCATAAAATTGGCCTTTTTCATATTTTGTAAACTGACAAGATTCAGAAAAATCCCATTGAAAATTCCAACCTGCATTTGCATTTGCTTGATTAACATATGGTTGTATTTCTTTATAAATCCATCTATCACTCATCCAAACAATATTTGAATCTCTTTTTTTCTTTAAATCTTTTATTTGTGATTTATTTAATTTTTTGTCACCTAAACCACCAGTAACAGCCATTTGATCTTGTAATTGTTTTCCATAACGAACAATATCATCACAAACACGTTCTGGAATTGCTGATTGAAAATACCAATAATAATTTGTAAGATTCATCTTTCTATAACTTTCTTATATCAACTGTTAAGAAATTGTCAATGTTCCAGTAGATGTAAATTTAGCTAACTTATCTCCACCAGGATGAGTTGAAATTGTTGCAGATGGACCTGGGCTAGCGCTAAATGTAACTGCGCTCGGTCCTCTAAGAATAACAATACCTGGACCTCCATTACCTCCAGCTGCTCTAGAAGGTGCACAACCAAATGCTGCACTTCCTCCACCACCACCTGATCCTGTATTTGAACTTGCAGCACCGCCAGCATTAACAGAAGAGTTTGAAGGTTTAGCACCGCCGTTTCCAGCACCTCCACCGCCACCGCAGCCTGCTCTACCTCCACAAGGTCCAGCTTGTAATGAACCACCTCCACCACCACCAGCGTAATCTGTAGATGGGCCTAAAATTGCATTTGGAACACTTGATCCACCATTACCACTAGTTGTACCACTTGCTGGATTAGTATTGCTGTTATCACCAGCACCACCAGCTCCACCACCACCACCTCTTCCAAAGCCAACACTTCTACCACCACCATCATTACCTTGAGGTGGGTCCGTAGGAGGTGTGTTACCAGATCCTTTACATGGAACATTACCTCCACCACCTGATCCTCCAGGATTACCACCCTGCGAACAACGACCAGCACCACCACCGCCTCCAGTTGAGGTTATAGTTGCTACAGATGAATCAGTTCCATTTTGTCCTTTTGTAAGTGCACATGGAGATACAGGTCCTGCTTGACCAGCAGATCCACCAGCTCCAATTGTGACTGTAAAATCTCCTCTTCCTAAAAATAAAGAACTTCCCTGTAATGGACTTGGTCCAAAACCTGAAGCTCTGTATCCTCCGGCTCCCCCTCCTGCACCACCACTACCAGTTCCTTGAGCATTACCACCACCGCCACCACCAGCGATTACTAAATAATTTATATCAAAACCAAACGTTGGCCATGTTCCCTGTTGCTTGGCTTGAAATTGACTTTGCATTGACCACACACCAGTTGCTCTATTTAATTCTTTTACTAATACTATTCCTGATCCACCTGCTCCACTTCCAGTACCATTTACACCACTATTATCAGCAGGAGGGGATCCTTGTTGTGCTCCACCACCGCCACCTCCTCCAGTGTTAGTAGCTGCATTACAAGCTGTAGAAGCATTTACGACGGGTGTTGGTGCGTTTGGTATACCACCAGTGTTGAAAGCTCCGTCTCCACCACCTCCAGTTCCACCAGCTGATTTACCGTTTGGCCCACCAGTAGGACTAGTTCCTGGAGAATAACTACCTCCAGCTCCACCGCCTCCAACTACATTAGAATCTCCAAAAGGTGCTGATGCTGGAAAAATATCTCCTAATGCAAGTCCGTTTCCACCAACTCCTCCAGAAGCTCCACCACATCCACCTGCAGCGCATGCTCCACCACCTCCACCACCACCTCGATTACATCCACCACCGCCACCTGCTCCACCTGAATTTCCTCTTATTGAACCTGTAAATCCACCATCTGGTTGATTAGATGAACCTCCAGCTCCTGCTGCACAAGCTCCTATATTTCCTTGTCCTCCACCACCAGAACCTCCAGCTCTGATCGTGACTGGGAAAC